ACAACACACGATCTATGTTCTGGGCAATGGAGGTCTTATACACATGATATTAGATATTTTAATCGCATTAGAACCAAGTAAAGAGTGGGCATATACAGGTACAGATGCTAGTACAAAAGCAAAATTCAAAGAAAACTTTTCTCTTGCAGAAGCAGATTGGAGTTTTACTTGGGCTGAATTTCAAGCGAAACAGAAAGAAATTACAGATGCCCAACCATTAAAGTTATTGCGTGAGGAACGTAATAGACGTTTAACTGAAACTGATTGGACACAAGGTAATGACGTACCTAGTAGCATTAAATCAGATTGGACTACCTATCGTCAGGCACTTAGAGATATCACAAAAAGTGCTACCTCACTAAATGATGTTACATGGCCCACTAAACCATCGTAATAAATAAAAGTATAAAAGGATAATGGAAAAATAACATGGCAGCGATTATTACAGAAAAGTTTAGATTGCACAATGCAGAACAGTTTCAAGAATCGTTCTCTGAAGCAGCTAAATCTACATACTACCTTTTCATAGGTAAGAGTTCACCGTTTACAACCAGTACATCTGGTGGTAACGACAACGCACCACCAACCCCTAAAGACGATATAACAACAGAATTTTATAAGTGGGATTCAATGCTTGCTGCTAAACTGATTTCTTCTTCTGATGTTTCTTTTGTTGTACCTCGTAGGAACTGGGCAAACAATACTACTTACGACATGTACGAACATGACATAAGTGCAAGTAATACTACAACTAGTGGTGCGTCAAACTTATTCGATTCAACATTCTACTTTATGACTTCTGATTACAGAGTATATAAAGTACTTGACAACAACAACGGTGTAGCATATAGTGGTGCAGAACCTACATCTGAAGTTACAGGCCCATTTGAATTGGGTGGATATACTCTACAGTATATGTACAAACTTACAACTTCAGAAGTTCAGAAATATCTTACTTCAGATTTTATTCCAGTATCAACTGACTCTTCAGTTGGTGCAGCTGCAGTTGACGGTTCAATCGACACGGTTCGTGTGACTGCTGGTTCTGGTTATACAGACGGAACATATTATGCAGCGATTGACGGTGACGGCACAAATGCTGGTGGAGCATCTGGTGGTGTTGTTGAGATTAAAGTTAATGGTGGTGCAATTGTAAAACAAAGTTCAACAGGTTCAAATGTTTATGCAGCTGGTGCTGGGTATACATTTGGTGTAGTTGATTTAGGTACAGTGTTTAGTAACACAGGATTAACCACAGCTGCAAATATCGGTTCTGGTTCTGGTGGTAAAGTAGAACCAATTATTTCACCAAAGGGTGGACATGGTGACGATGCAGTAAAAGAACTTGGTGGACATTATGTAATGATGAACGTCAAACTTGAACAAGCAGAAGGTGATGACTTAACAATCGCAAACGACTTTAGAGAAGTTGGTATTGTTAAAGACCCTTACAATTTTGGTACGACAACAGTTTCTAGTGCGTCTACTCGTAGACAAACATATGCAGTTAAACTTGCAGCAAACCCATCTGCCCCATATGAGATTGATGAAAAGATTACTCAATCGACTACAGGTGCAGTAGGAAGAGTTGTTGAGTTTGATTCAACAAATAACATCATTTACTATTTGCAAGAACAATACGCAAACTATGGTATTGCTTCATCTGGTAATCATGTTCCATTTAGTGGTGCATTCACAATTACTGGTGCAACCTCTGGTGGCGCTGCGGCGGTATCGTCAACAAATTCACAAAACGTAACATTATCTGGTGGTTCAACTTTAACATTTACAAGTGGATATGCTAACCCAGAACTTGCAGCAGATAGTGGACACATTCTATATGTGGAAAACAGACGCCCAATTTCAAGAGCATCAGACCAAACAGAAGATATTAAAATTGTAGTGGAATTCTAAAACATGGAAAAGACAAACCTTAATGTCAGTCCATACTACGATGACTTTACTGAAGATAAGAATTTTCACAGGGTATTATTTCGCCCTGGCTTCTCAGTACAAGCTCGTGAACTGACACAACTCCAAAGTATTATGCAGAACCAAGTCGAAAGATTTGGTCGTCACATGTTCAAAGAAGGAACAGTGGTAATCCCAGGCGCAACTGGTTTTACAAAAGAATACTATGCAGTAAAACTTCAATCATCAATTTCTGGTTCAGACATCTCTGAACAGATTCAAAGTTATGTTGGTAAAAGAATTACTGGTAGAACAAGTGGAGTTGTTGCTGAGGTTGTTCAAGCAGTTCCAGCGACTACTACTGACCCAATTACTTTATATGTAAAATATGTAACAAGTGGTACTGATAACGTAACTACTGTATTTGCAAATGGTGAAAACATTCATGCAAACGGAGTAGTAGGTTCTTTCGGTTCTGGTATTGACTCTGCAACTCTTCAGGCAACTGATGCAACTGCAACAGGTTCTTCTGCAAATATTGAAGAGGGTGTTTACTTTGTTCGTGGACACTTTGTAAAGGTTGCACAACAAAGACTTATTCTTGACAAGTACACAGACAGACCATCTTATCGTGTCGGACTTAATGTTACAGAAACCTTAGAGACTCCAGAAGAAGATACATCTCTTTTGGATAATGCACAAGGTTCAACAAACTTAAATGCAAAGGGTGCTCATCGTTTAAAGATTACGTTGACACTTGCAAAACTTTCTCTTACATCAACTGATGATGCAAACTTTATTGAATTGCTTCGTACAGACTTGGGTGTACTACAAGAGAAAGCAAGAAACACAGAATACTCTGTTATCGGTGAAACACTTGCCCGTAGAACTTATGACGAATCTGGTGATTACTCAGTTCGTCCTTTCCAACTTGATATTCGTGAAACATCAAACGATGGATTGAATAATGGTATCTACGACCCAGGCACTATTACTGATGACCAAAATGCAGCATCTGATGATTACTTGACAATTCAAGTATCGCCAGGCAAAGCATATGTGCGTGGTTATGAAGTAGAAACTATTGCACCAAGATACATAGATGTTCTTAAACCAAGAACATTTGAAAATTACAATGCGGCAGTTACTCCTGTAGAGGTTGGTAACTTTGTTCGTGTAACAAATGCATACAGTTCTCCAGAAATATCTCCATTTATATCTGGTGACATTGCAGAACCTTACAGACAAATTGGATTGTTTGATACTAAGACAACTTCAAGTGGTTCTAAATCTGGTACTCAGATTGGTGTTGCTCGTGCAAGAGGATTTGAACATGTCTCTGGTACTGCAAATTCACAGAGTGAGTTTGGTACAAACGCACAATATAACCTATACCTTTTTGATATTAGGATGTTTACTAAACTCACAATGAGTGGTACTCCTTCTGCTATCCCTGTTGCTGGTGATAAGATTACTGGTGTAAGTACAGGTGCATATGGTTTTGTGGTTGCACATGAAGTTGATGGTACAACAGACATTACAACTGGTACGACAATTACAATCGCATCTGTTGTTGGTAACTTCACTGCTGGTGAAAAGGTTACATGTTCTAGTTCATCTGAAACTGATGAGATATTAGAAACTTCTGGTAATGCAGACTTGACAATTTCAACAGTAAGTGGATTTGACTTTAGTAGAGTTAAACAAACTTACATGCCTTCTACAGATAGTGGTACTGACCCTCATTTTACATCTGATGTTGTTCTCGAAACAAATACAACTATAGCAGGACTTAACACAATTCTTAATGGTGATAAGGATGCAGTTCAAGGTTTCCAGACAGACTATGGAACAGAACTTGAAGTTGGTGATATTATTTCTATCCCTTCTGGTGCAAGTGGTGCTTTGGAAGAAAGAAGAGTTGATTCAATAACTGGACAAACTTTAGACTTAAACGCTGACGTTACTAACGCAGTTTCTTCGGTATCTTTTGTTCGTAAGAGAGCATCTCTTCGTGACCAAAACAAGAACGTACTTCTTCGTAAGTTACAAAAAAATTCAATTAAGACATTAAAGACAGAATTAAATAACGGAGTATCAGACTCTTCAGTTG